AATAGGTTTTTAAATAATTAAGGGGTATTAATTTACCCCTTTTTTTATGGGGTAATGCTAAAAAAATACTTTAAATTTTAAAAAATATTTTGTATTTATAAAAAAGATAGATATATTAGCGATATGAATAACACAAAAAAAACAAATATGAATAAAGTGAGTTTTAACCAATTTAAAAGAGATGTCATTATATTTTTAAAATATGACTTAACTTTTGATCAAATGATTTGGGCGTATAACATTTACTCTCAAAACCCAGATAACGGAATTTATCCGGCCGTAATGAAAGTAGTAAATAAATTAAGATCTAACAAATTAATTTAATTATGACAAATATTTTTGAAAAGTACACCGCAGTACCAACGCACGTAAAAGACATTAAATTTCTAGGCCACAATTTAACCGTGGCCTATGACTGGTATGATCCACACCCGACGTGGTGTCCAACAGGCGACGCCGTAATTGTTTCTATAAGCAAAGACAACGTTGACATTACAACGCTTTTAAAGGCCCATATAGACGACATTGAGGAGATAATAATAGATACACATTAAAAATATATTATGAGCGCTAAAACAAGGTTATTACACACAATTAAGGTCAATAGACAGTTTAGAAAGTTTGAAGAAAAACTTCAGCACCCGGCATTAGATTATAGCTGGGACCTATTAACTGCAGAAGAAAAAGAACGTAAATTTAGAATATGGAAAATGCAAAACCACAAAAGGTAACGTATATTTTAGGCGCCTTATTGATCGCGTTCAGCATTAGATCTTTTCTAATTATAAATGATTTATCAACAGGAATTATGTTTCTAATTTTAGGAACCGCAATTTTATACCATTATGAAACAAACAGCGAAAACAATAAATGATACTGACCTTTTTGTTTACTCTATTATTGGAGAGGATACGTGGGAAAAAATACCGCCTATTAAAAAAATGTCAATACTTAAAAAATATTCTGAGATCCAAGATCTCGTAAACGCAAACTATTTTTCATAGTAGTTTTTTTTGGTTTATTGTTAAAAAGTGGGTAATTAATTTTATCCACTTTTTTTTTACCTTAAAGTTGTGAACAACAACCAAAAAGGGTGTTATGCTGAGTACCTTTTTGCGACCACAGCTATTCAAAAAGGTTACAACGTTTCAATGCCTTTATTAGACAAAAGCAAATACGACTGTATTTTAGAAAAGGACGGAGATCTTTTTAAATTCCAAATTAAATACATGGGTAAAGACCGTTTTAAACATGACGGCGTAATGCAAATTAATTTAAGACGGGTTGGCGCCAGAAATTATAATTTATCTGATGTTGATTTTTTTGCAATATGGCATGAGGAGTATAACGGCTTTTTTATAATTAAAAACCAAGGCCAGCATACACTTAAATTAAACATCAACGGCAAGTACAAAGAAAATTTTAATAACTTTACACTAATTCATAGGTAGGGGAGTGCCAAAGGGAGTAAAATTCTAATGGCACTTTTTTTTTATCTTTACATAAAATTTATAGTATGAAAGCAAAACTAAAAACTTCATTAAAAATTGACGGTAAAAAAATTGAAGCGGGCGAGATAATTAATATTAGCGACGATCAATTTAATAAATGGTCAAGTAAAGGTTGGGTTGAGTCTGTTGCAAAAAAAGAAGCAAAAATTAAAAAAGAAACAAAAGAGTTAAAAATAGATTCAAAAGAAACTAAAGATGAGGCAGATAAAGATTAATACAATTGAGGGAACTGAAATTGTTTCTCAGGCCGAGTTTAAGGACTTTGCAAGAATTGATACAACAGAGGACGACGCAATTGTAAATATTGTTATTACGGCGGCTAGAATATGGTGCGAAAATTATATATCAAGAGATATTGTCGCAAAAACTAGAACTTATTATGTGCCAGATACAACAGGAATATTTGACATTCCTTTTGGGCCAATTGCAAGTATTGATTCTGTTACAATTGACGGGACCGCTTTTACCGGTTATACAATGCTTGGTTTAGATAATGAAACAATTGACCTTGACGGTCCAGCTGAAAAAGTAAAAATTAATTATACAACTTCCGGGTTAAATGATAATTTATTACATCAGGCAATAAAACAACTTGCCGTTACGTTATATGAAAATAGAAGTGACTTTGAAGAAGGAAAAATTGGCTCAATTGTGCCGACATCAACAAAGATGCTTTTAAATGACCATAAAAACATGTTTATTTAATGAACCCAGGTAAATTACAAAATAGAGTTCAATTTTTTACTTATGGCAAAACTGCTGACGGTTTTGGAGGTTATACAAGGGTACAAAACGCGGGCGACACCATTTGGGGTTATGCAAAAGAAATTTCCGGAGAATATACGTCAAGAGACGGCGCAAGACAAAGGCACAGAGAAACTGAAGTTATAATTAGAAAAAAATCTTATGATCTAATTAATGGAAACGAATTTGGATTTAAAGTTGACGGCGGATCAATGCACCGGGTTACAAATGTATTTGAAAATGAAATTGACAAGTATGTAAAAATTGTCGGAATTAAAGTTAGTTTATAATGGCCAAGCAAAGATTTTATTTAGACAAAAGAGACAAGGCAAAACTTGATAGAAAGTTTAAAAAACTAAAATTATTTGCCGGTCAAGGTTTTCCACGTGAAATTAGAAACATTGCCGCAAACAGCGTTAAAATTGCTCAGTCAAGAGTGCCAGTTGATACTGGCGACCTTAAAAAATCAATACACGTTGGCGGAGATCTTAAAACTGTTTATGTCGCTGCTGAAATGGATTATGCGGGTTATGTTGAATATGGGACCTCAAGGCAAAACAAACAACCATATTTTTTTAATTCAATAAATGACGCCGTTAGAGTTGGAACTAAAGTAATAAACGCAAGAATAACTAAAATTACAAGAGAATGAAAGAACCAATGCAATATGTTAGAAAGGGCCTGTATGACGCTATAAGCGGTAATATTTCTGTTGATAGCGCCTCGGTATTAACATATAATAGGGTGCCGACAATGAGGACGTATCCTTATATTCATATTTATTCTTTAAGCACAAATGAAATTGATCAAAATAGTACAACATATAACACAGAGGTTATTACAAGAATTGAATGTTGCACTCGAATGGTTGGAGATGACGGCGGAGATTTACAAGCAAATAATATTGTTTGGAGTGTGATTAACTTATTAAGGACAAGATCTGCGGGTTACCCGGACTTATCGGCCTATAATTTAAAAATATATACGTCAACAATTAATAGCATAAATTACGTTAGAGAAGACGTGGACGATCATACATATATTAAAGGCGTTATTGAATTGTCAAACAAAGTAATGGAGATAAATACTTAAATTAAATATTTAGTATTTTTACATAAAATTTATAGATATGGCACAAAAAATTAGCGAGGACACTAACGTACAATTAGACCTTAAAACTATAGGCCTGATAATCGCAGGCGCAATAAGTTTAGCTGGAATGTACTTCTCGCTAAATAAGGAGATTGAATTAGCAAAGGAATTACCAAGGCCAGAATTAAGTAGAACTGAGTTTGATTTAAAAGACGAACTTGTTAGAAGTTCAATAATATCAATTGAGGAAAAGGTAAATAGTAACTCAGAAAAACTTGACAAAATAGACGAAAAGTTATATGAAATTATACAAAAATGAAACAGATACTTGTTGTGGTTGCCCTTTTTGTGTTCGCGATTAGCAATTCACAAGAATATACCATACTACATATAAACAGTTCATGGAACTCTAAAAATGATTTTAAAGATTTAAACAAAATCAAAGGCGCCAAAATTGTAAAAGCATTATTAGAGGATCAAACGCCATCTATTAGAAACCAAATAAAATCTGTGCCTGTTATATTTATATATAAAGACAATCATGTTATTGGCAGATGGGACGGCGGTATTTCATTACAGATTAAAGAATCATATTTAGAAATGCAAGAAGTTATTGACGACTCAAAAGTTACAAGGCGTAGAGTATCAACAGAATAATAAATTATGATTAGCAAACATATATCTGAAAAAGAGGCGGTTAAATCAATTACCGCTTTACGTTTGGGCATTGATAACACGCCGGACGGAGATTCACTAAATAATATGAAAATATTAGCTGATAAAATATTTGAACCCTTAAGAGAATGGGTGGGCGGCCCAATTAAAATAAATAGCATGTATAGATCTACGGCTTTAAATCAAGCAATTGGCGGGAGTAGTAGATCTCAGCATTGTCAGGGCCGCGCTTTTGATTTAGACGACATTTACGGGCATAAAACCAATAAAGAAATGTTTGACTGGATAAAAGAAAATCTTGACTATGATCAGATGATCTGGGAGTTTGGGAATGAGGACAACCCGGACTGGATTCACGTTTCTTATGTTAGCGAGGATAAAAACAGAAATAAAATTTTAAAAGCGGTCAGAGATGACGGCAAAACTAAATATATAGATATAACAAACGCATAATGGATTTTGGTATTGCTTTACAACCCTACGGATTATTATTTGGAATTGAGTATTACCCAATTGATCAAGATCATGACTTTAGCGAGTTAAATATTTATTTAGTTTTTTTTGTATTACATTTTAGAGTTTATAATTAATGGGCAAGCCAAAGAAAAAATTTAAAGACACAAAAGTTGGAAAACTTATTGGCGGCATTGCGCCTAACATTTTGGGCGTAGCCGGAGATCTTTTACCCGATGCAGGCGTTTTAGGTATTGTTAAAAATTTAATTGATAAAGACGAAAATATTGCGCCTGAAGATAAGGCAATAATGCACGATCAAATAAAAGAGTTATACGAGTTAGAAGTTGCCGACCGCGATAGCGCAAGAAAAAGAGAAATTGAAATTGCTAAAACAGGCAAAAAAGATTATATGCACTCATTTACCGGGGTTATAGGCCTGCTAAGTTTTTGTTTTATGATTTATGCCGTTGTCTATTTAGAAGTGCCCGAAAATAACAAAGAGGTATTTATTAATATTTTGGGAATTTGTCAAGGAATAGTTTTAAGCATTTTTGGGTTTTATTACGGATCTGCAGTAAAGGGTAATAAATAATGGCAAAGGCGGGTTATACTCATTATACAAAACATAAGAAAAAAAGGCCAGGTATTCACTCAAAAAATGCCTCAAAAAGCCAAAACGGATATAAAAAGAAATATAGAGGTCAGGGAAAAAGCAACTAACCTTTATTTACTATTTTTGTAGTAAATTAATTTTATGGGTACCACTTTAACCGGCAAGAGAGTCCAGAACACTTATGATTCACTTTTAAAATTATCGGACAATGATAACTTAACCGGCGTTGCTAAAATAGTTGGCGACGGTTTAGGTAACGACTCGCCGATATATTTAAGCACGTCAAAAATTGGTATTGGCGTTTCTCCAACATATCAATTCCAAACAAGTGGAGACGGTA